CCCAGAAGAATAAAAAGCCCAGTATATCAATATACTTGGGCTTTTTTGATTGAAAATAACCAACTTTTAACCAACTTGAGCAAAAATAAAAATATAAAAAGCAACTAGACCAATTTTAGATAAGAATAAAAAGCCAACAACAATTGCTGGCTTAAATATTTAAATCATTTATCGATTGAGCAACTTTTTTCTTACTCTGATTTGTAACGTGAGTATATATATTGAGAGTCATCTCTACAGTTTCGTGTCCAAGTATTGCCTGAACGTCTGATGGTTTGATATACGGATTAGACTCAATGAGTAGTGAGGCAAAGGTGTGTCTAAAGCCGTGAGTTGTAATACGCTTTAAATCTGGCAATTGCTTATAGATTGTATCTAGCCATCTGGTTGGCTTGCTGAGTCTTAGATAATTGCCGTCAATTGTGTGAAAAATGATTTCAGTATCAATTTTTTGATTGTCTTTGTATTTTAGCAGTTCTTCTTTTAAGTGAGTGGAGAGGGGAACTGTTCTTAAAGACTTAGGGCTTTTTGGCGTTTGAACAATATACTTGTTATCTAGGCCATAAGCCAGTGTTTTAGTTACTGAAATTTGATTAGTGTTAAAATCTATATCACTCCAGTGCAAGGCTAAAGCTTCACCTTTTCTTAGCCCAGTTGATGCAAGTAATAAGAAAAATAAATAATATAGATGATTGATTGATTCAGCTTTTTTTAAGAAGGTATCTAATTCCTCTCTGCTTAAAAAATTGATTGATGTATCTCGACGCTTGCGAGTAGTCTTTTTAGGTATCAGGATCTTACTGAACGGATTAACTTTGAGATAGCCTAAGCTAATTCCTAAGTTCAATGTTCGTTCTAGTATTCCGAGAGCCGTTCGATATTTAACCAGCTTTTTAGAGAGAGCATTAGCAAACCTTTGAAGGGATGCTGGAGTAATCTTATCAACGTATGCATTTCCATACTTAGGTTTGATATGTATCTTGTACATTTCATATGTTTTATGAGCGGTAGACTCTTTGACAGTAGTTTGATAGGTATCGAACCATTGGGTAAATAAGTCGTTTACTTTGATTTGTTTTTGTTTAACGAAGCTATCTACGCCCTCTAGTTTTAGCTTATCTAATTCGTATTTTGCTTCAGTGTAGCTTGTAAAGCCAGACCTTGTTGCCCAGACTTTTTTGCCATTAATATCTGTTCCAACATATGTTTTAAAGCGATAACGGATACCTTTTTTAGTTTCATATTTTTCTACTCTTTTATCCTGCTTAGGCATAGCTTTACTCCTTTCGTTATAATTGAATATAAAAATAAAGTATATTATCTTTTTAACTTATTTTTATTGTTTTTTAGGGAATGGTTAGGTTATTATTTAGTTATAAAGGTGATATTTAATAAAAGGGGTGATTCTGATGAGTTACACATTTAAAGATGTAGCTAAATGGTTTTTAGCTAAGGGCAACAAAGATATTTCACCTAAGAAGCTTCAAAAGCTTGTATATTATGCTTATGCTTGGACGTTGACACTTTTAAATGATTCATCAGATGATTTGGAGAACAAATTGTTTGAAGATGGAAAGTTTGAAGCTTGGATTCATGGTCCGGTAATTAGAAAGCTTTATGTAATGTATGCTGATTATGGTTTTGAAGATATCCCTGAAAAACCTGAAAAGCCAAAATTTTCTAAAGATGTTGAAGATGTATTAAATCAAGTTTGGGAAGTATACGGTGATTATAGTGCTGACCAACTTGAAAGCATTACTCACCAAGAAGAACCATGGCAAAAAGCAAGGAAAGGTTTTTCACCTCTTCAAAATTGCGATAATATCATTTCTGATAAAGATATTTTTAATTACTATATCCAAAGAGTAGGATAAGTATGTCTAAGAGTAAAAAGAAAGTAAAAAATTTACATAAGCCTAGGCTCAACGTTACTGATAATATTTCTAAGTTAGATGATATTATTTATATTGATTTTACTAAATATGATAAGTGGTTAGATTCGGTTGAATTAGATGATTTTACTAATTATTTCCATGATGAAAAGGAAGCCCTAAAGAAATTATATTTCGTTCTTCATCAATTGATTCCAGATATTGAGAAGAAGGGAAAGGAAATATTTAAAGAAAAACATTGTCACCCAGTAAAGGTAAAACAAGCAACTAAAGCTATCAAGATAGTAAAAAAGCTTCATGGTAAAAATGTTCTCGATGATGAAACCGAAATTTGGGAATTATCTGCCCAAAAAGGTGGAGTAAGAATTTTTGGCGTATTCATTAATGATACTTTTAGAAGATTTTATCCGTTGTTTATGGATTATCATCATTTGCTTTATTCCGATAAAAATTATAATGAGGCAGATTATAAAAATAACAAATTTGGAACAGAACATATTAATTAGGTCAGCATTCAGCTGGCTTTTTATTCCTTCGTTAAAAAATTTGAAGTTAAGAAATTAGTAGTATATAATCTTCTTAGAAAGATAACTTGTGATGGATTAACACTGGGTCCCAGAATGGGGTAGGCATTTGCTGAGAATTCTTATGTGCCTGGGGTTATCTTATTTTTTATTTTTAAGGCTCTCAACAATGTGTTGAGGGTCTTTTTTTATTTTTGCACTAAAACAAAAAGCCCTCCTTGGCGGAAGACTTTTGTAGATTACTTAGATTTATTTGATGCTTTTTTGTTAATCATGTAGTGCCATACAAAGAAGCCAACACCAATGATAAATGCTAACCAACCCCAAAACATTAAGTCTTCGTAATCGTGAGCATTAGTGATTGCAAAAATCCAAGTGATGAGCATCATAATTAATCCAGCAATGTCACCGCCGAGTTTTTCACTTTTTCTAGTTGCGATGTAGGTAATACCTGTTGCTAAGAAGAGGATAGCAACTAAGAATCCGATACTTCCACCAGCATCTGAGGTTTTGTTTTCAACTGCATGACCTACACCAATAGCACATGATTGTGCCAAAATGATTACCGCAAAAAGAATTTGCAAAATACCAACAACCAACTTTGTAACTTTCATAAAATCCTCCGCAGACAGTAAAAAATTTCAGCTTTTATAGTCTTCAGTATTTGGACTATTTTTTTAGCAAAATATAAATATATAGATATAAAATCTGACTTTTTTTATAAATTAGAGTATACCCTATACTCAAAAATGTATATACCCTATGTGCAAAAATGTCAAAGATAATCTAGGCTAATCCTCGTGAGTATTTCCGGTGCTTGCGAGTTTTTTTATTTAACGTTAATTTTGAACTTAGCAGCTTTATTAATTGATACGAGCGGTCTAAATTGCAATTCAAAGTCGCCTAATTTATCAGTACCAAATCCAGTAACCACGTCAGATTCTTTACCAGGTGCGATTGTGTCAAGCGTTTGACCATTTATTGGGTAAGATTTCAACTTGCTATTGTCAGGACCATATACATTCAAGTCTGTGCCTATTGATAACTCTTCTTTGCCACAATTTTTAACATGGTAAACAACTTTAATAACGTTTTGTGGCTTAGTATCTGCAAATTCGTTACGTTCATCAGTCTTTTCAACAGATTTTAAAGTATATACAACATTGTCAACTTTTACTGTTTCACCAACTTTATAAAACTTTGCACTTGTTTTACTTTTTTTAGAATGCTCCACTCTAGTTCCACCGTTGTTAGAACTATCACTACATGCAGTAGTTAATAAGCCGACTGCAACGGCACTTCCTAAAATACTAATAACTTTTTTATTCATCCTAGTAACCTCCTGGGTTTAATATGGGGTTAGTTTAATGTCATTGCGGACACAATATTAAAATACTACCTTACCTAAAATCCTAACTTGTTCACCATTAAAATACATTGGTTCATATTTAGGATTGATAGACTTTAAAACAATCTTTTTGCTTTCATAGTCTACATAATACTTTTTGCAGGTGACAGCAGAGCCGTTAATTTCAAAAATACCAATCTCACCAATTTCGAGAGTAGGTTGTTCATGGTAAAAGATGATCGAGTTGTTGGCAATCTTAGGCTCCATGGAATCACCTTTAATGTGAATAGCTTTGTCAGCCTTAGCAGGTATGTTAGATAAGTCAATTAGTTCAGCATCTAAATCACCATAATCTAGCGGAAGACCAGCGGCAGAACTACCAACAAGGTATATAGAGCGGTGCTCATTCAAATTGTCGGTTTGCTCGTCTAGTTGTTGTTTTGCGTAACTATATACTTTATGTTTTCTAATATCAGTTAATTGATTATAAACAGGCGAAATATCTATTTGCTCGTCAGTTTGTTTTTCTACTAAATCTGATTTTTTGATGTTGAAGTAATTAGCTAGAATTTCAATTTTATCAATTCGTGGATAGGTTTTGGCGTTAATCCAATCTGAAACTGTCATATATTTGAAGCCTAATGTATCACATAAAGCGTTTCTATCAACACCGTACTTATACATGTAATATTTTAAGTTTTGAGAAAATATTTCTTTGTTGCCTAAAGCCATTTTAAATTCTCCTTTCCTTATATTATATTTTTATAATATTTTACGGCTAAACCGTAAAAAAGTAAAGAAAACCATAAAAAAATGTTGATATCACGGTTAAACCGTGATAAACTATAATCAGTTAAAGGAAAGGAGCGAAGATATTGCAAATGACATTGAAGATGCTAAGAGTTAGTCATGATTTAACTCAGAAAGAAGCAAGCAAAAAAGTAGGAGTATCTGAAGGCACTTGGAGCAACTGGGAACATTTTAAGACTTTCCCTGATGCAGAAAAAATTAGAAAAATTGAAGAAGTGTTTTCTACCAAATATGATGAAATTCTTTTTTTTAGGGTTAATCACGGTTTAACCGTAAAGCATCAATCTAATAAATAATTAAAAACAAGGGGTGAGCAAAACGTTCCCCCTGAGCAGGTGTTTCACTGCAGAAGAGTTGAGAAGAAAGGAGAAAGACATGAACAATGAAACACACAATTTAACATTGAGATTAAAAAAAGGCTTATACGAAAGCCTAAAGAAAATAAGTGAAGAAAAAGGAATTACAGTACATGAATTAATAGTTTTAGCTATTGTAGACAAGTATCATATTTAGATTATTTCTTTTGCGAGTTGATATATTGTTTAATTGCAAATTCAATTTCTTTATTCAATGATCTTGAATTATTTTCAGCAATTATTCTTAATTGATCAATTAGTTCTTTTTCTATTTTTAATGGGTATTGATATATAGACATTTTTAAGCCTCCTATAAAGGATATCATTTTTAAAAAAAAGATATCTAAAAGAAATCTAAAAAGAGTGTAAAAAATGTTTAGATTATTTCTTTTGTGAGTTGATATATTGCTTTAAAATAAATTCAATTTGCTTATTAAGACTTCTATCTTCTTTAAATGCACAATTTCTTAAATCTTCTAATAAAGATTTATCAAGTCTGATAAGTGTAGATGTACGTTCTGACATAAAAAATTACTCCTTAATTATATATCAAAATCATATCATAATGTAATCAAATAAACAATGTTATCAAAAAGTTATCAAAATGATATTAAAAAACATAAAATCGGAGTTATCATTATGTTATCATAAAGATAACAAAGGAGTGTAAAAAATGAAAAAACAATATTTATTGAGAATACCAAAGAATATCAAAGAAAACTTGAAAAAGTACGGTGATGAAAAGGGTGTTAGCCTAAATGCAGTTATATTAAGTGAAATTGATGATTATATTGAAAAGAAAGGAATTAAGTAATTATGGACAACATAGAAAGCGGTATCCAAACATTCTATTTCGAACACAACAGAATCCAAATGATGGCGATTGGTAGTGACCCATATTTCAACTTAGAAGATGTTTGCGAAATATTGAAAATCAAAGACACAAAGAGAGCTAAAGCAAGATTAGATGAACAAGGTGTCTGCGATGCAATGACCTTGACGTCAAGTGGATTTCAGAAAAAGGACTTTATAAGTGAAACTAACCTATACAGATTGATTTTTAAATCACGCAGACTAGAAAACATAAAATTTGCCGTTTGGGTGATGTCGGAAGTGCTGCCAGTTTTCATTCGAAATAAAGTTGCTAAAAAATTAATCAAGGATCTTGAAAAGCTGAGAGACGAAGACCTTGAAGAGTTGAGAGAAAGGAACAGTTTGAAATGATTAACAACAATGAAATTCAAATATTCAATTTTGAAAACAACGAAATTAGAACAAAAATAATTGATAATGAACCATATTTTAATTTAACAGACGCTTGCAAAATATTGGAAATTCAAAACACGAGGAACGCCAAAGCAAGATTAAATGAAGATGGTGTCCGCACTATGGACACCATCGATAGATTAGGTAGAACACAGCAAGCTAACTTTATAAGCGAACCTAATCTATATAAGCTGATTTTTCAATCACGCAAACCTGAAGCTGAGAAATTTGCCGATTGGGTAACGTCCGAAGTATTGCCAGCTATTGTTCACAAGGGCGTTTATATGACTGATAAAAAGGCATACGACATCACACATGATAGATCAGGTGCAACCTTAGCCGATTTACTTCAACAAGCTGCCGACCAGCTAAAGCAAAAAGATATTCAAATCGCTGAAATGAAACCAAAAGCACTATTTGCAGACGCAGTAGCTACAAGCAATCGTTCAATTTTAGTTGGTGAGTTGGCTAAGCTTATCAGACAAAACGGTGTAGATATTGGACAAAATAGACTGTTTACCTGGCTTAGAGAACACGGATATTTAATTAAAAGAAAAGGCACAGATTATAACATGCCTACACAAAAAGCAGTAGCAATGGGGATATTTCAAATTAAAGAAACCAGTATTACACATTCTAACGGTACAGTTACGCTAACAAAAACAGCCAAGGTTACTGGTAAAGGGCAACAATATTTTATTAATAAATTTTTATGTAGCCAAAGAGTTTTACCAGTTATAGAAAGGAGCTAAGCAAATGACATGAAGGATAGTAAACAATGAGCGAGATTGAAAGAAAGTCCAAATTATTAAAGAAGGCAGTAAGGAGAAAGACGATGGAACTAATCAATAAAAAAAGCCTGCAAGAACTAATCAAAGCAACTTTCATGGAAACGAAGCCGATTTTTGAAGAACACTTTACAGGAAGTAAGGGAAAACTTAGTAAAGATGAGCTGAAAGCATTAGAAAAAGCAGGAAGGCAGCACTACTACAGTGCAACTGAAGCTTGTCAATTCCTTGGAGTTAGTCAAGCTACATTCTGGAAGTGGAAAAAGAAGTATCCAGAACTTAAACCAATTATGGTTGATGGAATTTGTAGGTTTGCTAGAGAAGATTTGATTAATTTTATGAATGAGAAGAGAAAGTAAGAGGTAAATAAGGAGAGAAATCACATGTTTAAAACAATTAACAAGTGTATCAATAAAATTTTTGATATAGATCAGAAACTAACTAGAAAAGAAACAACAGTAATTACTTTAGCATATGCCTTATTTTTGATAGGGGCAATTATATCACTGATTATTTTGTGCTCGCCTATAGCAGAGTAAAGAAAGAGCAGACACAATATGTTAACAAGAATAAACCAAGCGATTAATCAAGTTTGCGACTGTAAATTAACTGTAAGAGCAACAACAATGATCACATTAGCATATGCAATTTTGATAATTGGTGCACTGATAGGGTTGTCTTTGCTAGGCTCACCGTTAGGCGACTAGGGGTGGCAAAAGTGACAAGCAGTAGAAAAAAGACAATAAAAAAACAGTCACTGCATTAACAGCGACTGCTCATGGTAATAAATTCAAATAAAACATCAGAACAAGGATATTATAGCATGAATAGATTTATACCACAAATGAATAAAGAACAAGAAGAGATTTTAAAAGAACGCAACAAATATTACGAATTACTAGAACTAGCCCCATCAACATTAGTTGTATCCATAGGCACTGAGCAATTTGTAGTAGGCGAATATTGTGAATATAACACTTCATTTGATAATGCTGAAGATTTTATCAGATGGCGACTAAAGAAGTTAAAGAGCTTAGATAAATTAGCCCATGAGATGGGTTATAGCAGTGACGAACTGCTTGACTTTATGGAAGACTTGCTAGAGTACGATAGCGAAGAAAACCTAGAGCAACTGTTAATTGATAGATATGACGCTGAGAATATGGAGACTTGGATTAATGGGAAAAAATGAGTTAATTACTTTTGAAAATAATGAATATAAATTAGAAATAGCACCAGCTAAAGTCGATTTTGATGGATATCAAGATTTAAAAGATAAGATAACTAAAATTGCTAGCGACTGGAACAATTATGTAGTCACTAAAGATTCTTACAATTCAGACAAAAAGACTAGAGCAGAGCTTAACAAGCTAAAAAGTGATTTAGATAGCAAGCGATTGAAAATTGTAAGAAAAGCAAGCGACCCAATTAATCAGTTTAATGACCAACTAAAAGATTTAGCAGGCATGGTAAAAAGTGCTGCAGATCATATAGGCGAGGGGTTAAAATTCTTTGACGATCAGGCACGTAAAGCTAAGCATCAACAGAATTTAATTCTTCTAGGTACGATTGCCCAAGAGTACGGAATAGCCCTCCAAAAGCTGGAATATGACGCAAAATGGGACAACAAAACAGCTAGCCGTTCAGCTATTGAAGAATCCGCTAGGAAACAATTTGATGTAATTTTACAACAAGAAAATGCTCGTAAAGAAGCGATAAAAGTTATCCAAGATAAAGCAGAAAACTATACAAAGCCTAGCATGGTAGCTAACCCTTATATCAATATGCTTGCTTATAAAGGATTGCCAGACATCTTAAAGCAAATGGATAGTGATCACGATTACTTACTTAAGCAAGCACAAAAACAAGCAGAAACTAAGCGTAAGCAACTGGAAGCAGTAGAACAACATGGCGACAAGTACATCAATAAGAATACTGGTGAAGTTGTAGACAAGATTTATACAATTACACTCAGACTTACTGGAACAAAAGAACAATTAACACAACTATCAAAATTTATTCAAGATTGGGGCATTAAATACGAGAAAGTTGGTAAATAGCAATGGAAATATATGGTGAAGAAAAAGATCGTGCAAGCTGGGCAATGCACTATGCCCAAGTTAAAGCGAATATCACTCAACCACAAAGAACGCACAAGGTTGATATCTCTGGTAAAAGTAAGGTAGGGAAGTCTTATCAGTATGTATATAAGTATGCTGATTTAGCTGATATCGATAAAGCAGTAATGGCTGGAATAAAAAAAGTAAAAGACAAATCAGGAAATGTCGTTTTTAGCTATTTTTTTGATATTAGTACTGATGGCAACATGGTTACTGTTCAAACAGTGTTAGTTGATATTTCAGGTTTTGCAGTAAAAACAAATAAAATCACTTTTCAGAATAACCAAGCATATGATGCACAAAAAACTGCAAGTCTAATCAGTTATGCTAAAAGGTATTCATTGAGTGGAGCTTTTGGAATAGCGGCGGATGATGATGATGATGCAAGAAATCAAAGAGCCGTGCAAGAACCTAAGCTATTGACAAATCAAGAACTAGAACAATATGAAGTCACCTATCAAGGCTTTAAGGCTAACTTATATGATTTATACCAGGAAGCAAAAGATGGTATCAAAGATGCCCAAGCGTGGCTAAAGAACTCACATACACCGCAAGATGCCCAAGCGATTCATCAGATAGCTGAACTTTTTAAGCAAAAAGAGAAAAATAAGAAAAAAGAAGAAACCACTAAGCAAGAAATGAAAAAAGACCCATTTGAAGATAAAAAGGTCAATACAACAGAAAAAGTACCAGATGACATTGAAAGTTTGTTTTAAGGAGACACAGTATGAACACAGAGAATGAGCAACCAAATTACTATTCAATATTGACTGCTAATGTTAGATACGACAAGAACCTTAAAGCAAATGAAAAACTGCTTTTTAGTGAGATAACAGCCTTATCCAATAAATATGGCTACTGTACAGCAAGTAATAGATATTTTGCTGAACTATATCAAGTTACTGAGAGAGTAATTAGGAAGTGGATATCTGATCTTGCACAGCTTGGATATTTAAAAATAATTCTGGTAAGTAAAGACGGGAAAATTATCGGTAGAAAAATGTATCCATCCAACAATTTTAGAGAGGAACAAATGTTCCAGGGAGGAACAAATGTTCCGGGGGTGGGGAACAAATGTTCCGCAGAGGGGGGAACAAATGTTCCTCTAAATATTACAAGTAATAATAATACAAGTAATAATAATATATTGTCGGGTAAAGAACCCGACCCTGAACCAGAAGAAAAAGAAAACACAGAGTCTACTCAAAAGACATCAGATTCACAAAAATCAGAGACTACTTCCAATACAGAAAATATACCGTATGACCGAGTAATCAAGTATCTTAATGCTAAGGCAGGTACAAATTATAGAGCTACTAACAAAGCTACACAAAGACTGATAAAAGCTAGATTTACCGAGGGTATGACTACTAAAGACTTTAAAAAGGTTATAGACAATAAATGCGATGACTGGTTAAAAGATCCAAAGATGTGTGAATACTTACGACCAGCGACACTATTCGGTAGCAAGTTTGAATCTTATCTAAATCAAAAGACTAAGCCAAAGACTGACTGGCACGAGTACTCTACTAGAGCTGATACGGATAATAGCGTATCTTCAGACAATGATGAGCCAACACTAAGTGCAGAAGAGCTAGACAAGATTTTTAATTCATTCGGCAAGAGTGAAAACACCTAAGCGGTGTTAATAGCTTTATTTGGCAATATAACGCCACATAGCGAGATTAAATATAAAACTAGTATAAATACACGATGAAAAATAAAAACAATTTAAAAGGGCCTATAACGCAAATTAGGAGGATATCAAAAAATGAGCAAAAAAAATATTTACTTACCAAGATTAAAAATGTGCAAGCCAAAAGAGACTTTCAAAGTACCATGCACAGAAGTCATCATTGCAGAAGATGAGCACCGAGTAGCAATTGTATCTGTACTTACTGTGAATGACGAGTGGATACTACTACCAGCTAGGTTATATAAAGTATTCGGTCGTGAGATTGCCGTAGGCGCAATTGACGGTGTAAATGCTGGAGAAGCACAAGCGTATATGTACGACACAAAAACTGGACGAGCTATTGTTATTAAAACGGTTAAAGCTTGTGCAAATGACTTATGCACTGAGATTTGTCGGGCAACTCAGCAAATGCTAGAAAAATTGGAGTGCGACTGCTTGGCTAGTTTGCTATTTATTGACGGCGTTAACGCCTTTCACCAAATTGATCTTCAAGCACAAGAGCTAGCAAATCAGCCTATTCAGTTAAGCCGACCAGCTTTAAAGGTAAAAAGCTATAAAACCACGGAAGAAATGATGGATAGCTATATTAAAAAGTGCAGAAAAGATCGTATTAAAGAGTGGATGAAGAAAAATGTTAAAAAATGAAAAAATAGGGCTTACAAAAGAAAGTGAAGAAAACAAAACTTTAATAATTAAGTCAAAAATAAAAGTTTATCGTGGTATTATGCTAGAGTATATCGAAAAGCTAGTTGAAAAATACGGGCAAGATCCGTGGAATGCTGCCGACATGGACTACAAAATAATGGAACTTGCCAGAGAAAAGCTTGAAATGTGGCAAAGTAGGATTAGAGCACGGAAGAGCATAGACGTTAAGCATGACGTTACCAAGCACTATACTTACAGAGCAGAACTCAAAAATGCAAACAGCATAGAAAAAAAGATAATTAAGTTGCTGGCGAAAGGAAAGGGGCTTGCTGCTACAGCACGAGGTGCTCACACTACACAAAGTGTTGTTTTAGAAGTAGCTCACAAAAGAAATTTAAAAGTTAATTTCCTTTTCCATTTTTGCCTGGTAGATATAAATGATATACGCCCTAATTTTTACTCTAGCGAGCTTAAGAGCTTAGCCAGAGAAATGCATATAGCACCTTGTAAGCTAACTAAAATACTAGCGGAGAATGACGTTGAGATATTGAAAAAACGAGGTTATAAGCTGTGGCAAGGTAACTTTGGCTGGCAACATATGCCGATAGGTTCATTGTTCACCACGTCTCAAAAAGACTGCATCCGATGCAAAAAAGGTGAAACATTTAGTGAATCGGAGGTAGTAGGAGCATGAAAACTTTTTATTTAGTAGTACCAGGTGAACCAGTAGGCAAGGCTAGACCTAGAGTAACACGCTTTGTAACGTATACACCAAAAAAGACGCTAGAGTACGAGAACAGAATCAGACATTATGCTAGTCTCTACAACTTAGCTCCGATTACAGACCAGTGCAGTTTAAAAATCAGTGCCTACTTTTCAGTACCTAAGTACTACAGTAAAAAGCGTAAAGCTGATTGTATATCAGGGCTTGAAAAGCCAGCTAAAAAGCCAGATATAGATAATGTGGCGAAGTCAGTATTAGATGCTTTAAATCCTAAATTCAAGGTCAATAAAGCTACTAGACACAGAGTTATGATTAGTCCTGGCATATACGAAGATGACAAGCTGGTAACTGATCTTGAAGTACATAAATTTTATTCAGTAACGCCTAGGACAGAGATTGAAATAACATGGGAGGGGGATGAATAAGTGCGATCATACGGAGTTGAAATTAACAAAAGCAATTACAAATTGAAAAGTACCCGAGAATTAGAGCATGCCTTAATTACATGCGATGCTGAAATGGAAGACTCAATTTTTGGTACTGATATTTTAAGAATAAATAAATTAAAAGAAATTCAAGAGCTTAAGCCATTGGTTGAAAAAGAGCTAAAGTCAAGAAAACGCTAAAAAGGCAGGGGGTAGGAATGTGTGATGTGTGATTTAGGACTAATTCCAGATTATTATGAGACCGCAAGAACAGCAAAAAAATTCTTAAATCGCAATTTACAGCATTACTTAAACTTATGTGGAATGCATAGAAATCAGCTAAAAAGCCCACAGCTTTCTTTTGCTCCTGGATCTACATATCAAAATGGAGTGGAAAAAAGAACTATAGCCGACTTGCAAACTGAAATAGATGTTACAGATCCTGCTAAGAGAGTGGTTAGTGCTATTTATCGAAGTATGGATAATTGTACCGACACGATGTTAAAACCGTATCGAAAGATACTGCTGGGCACATACATTGAAGGTAAAACTATTTCTCAATTGTCTATTGAGACACACTTATCTGAGAAGTCAATCAGCAATAAAAAAGCCAGTGCACTTTGTGAGTTCGCTGACAGGCTAGAGTATTGGAAACGATTTTATAATTGTGCGAGTGAAATACCTTACTTAATCGTTGAAAAACGTTAAATTTTACGTGATTCTTACGTGATTATTGCGTAAAGCTTGCGAGTTTGTTGCATTGTTTTTATGCAATACTAGTATTGTCGAAAAGCAATCGACAGACATATTCATCCTTAAGAAAAATAGAACATTTTTCAATGAAAGTTAGACTAATTCGAAATATTACAAGGTGGTTTGACTCCACCATTAGTCTTAAGGCAGGATTGGTAGTCAATGCCTGCCTAGATATGCCATGACCCCTTTTATTATTGGGCGAGCGTACCGAGCTAAGAGGTTCCTGACTTTGATACGTCGGGTCAGGATTATGAGCATTTAGGAACAACTAAGGTCTTTACAAAATGAAAATTAGAATTTGTATTAACTATTTACTGTGTATTTTATCTTCTGTATGTCATTAAAAAAGTTAGTTGCAAAGGTTCGATTCCTTTGGTGCTCTATTGCTGGTAAAACCAGCGGATCACGTGTTAAATGATGAGGTTAGCAGTTCCTTTCAAAAGCTGTATTGTAATCACCAACCGCAAGGAAGGTGGTTTTATTTTGCATAAAATCAAGGAGCTTGGGACGTGTATACGTTATACAAACTAAAAATATGGTTTATTCAAACATTCTGCTGTGTACACGAATGGGAAGTTGTAGTTAAGGATATACCTTTTCATGGAACATTGTATAGATGTAAAAAATGCTGTAAGGGAACCACAAAACCATAATATTAAAATAATCGTGAGTGAATCGTGCAAAGTCGTGTAAACGGCTTTTTATTTTGCTCAATTTTAGAAAGGAGGGCTAGTATGGCGAAGGCCCAGTACCAGAAGTGGCTAGAGCCTGAGAGCCTAGTCCTTCTTACAGGTTGGAAAAGAAACGGCCTGAAATTTTATTTGGAGCAGGGTGTGTACCTTTAACAAGCTTTCGATGGCTTGCTGCTCTTATCCCGCAAGGGAAATTTTAATAGAAAAAAACAAATAATTTTCTTAACTAGTGTATACTAAAAAGATACGCTTTTTTTATAAAAAATATCTCTTTTCTTGTTGATTATGTGTATTATAGTGTGTATAATATAAGTACAAAGTTAAGAAAGGAGGTAAGAATATGCCAATCAAACCTTCGAAAATGGTTCGATTGCTTCTAAAGGCTGGCTTTAAAGAGGTTCCAAAAGGTGGAGGACATAGAAGGTTTAGACACCCTGATGGACGAATGACAGAAGTCCCTATGCACGGCAAAGAATTAACGCCATATACTCAAAGGAAAATTCTTGAACAAGCCAAAATTAAACTTTAGGACCAGAGCAACGAGCTAACGCTCGTTTTTCTGGCATATTCTAAAATATATGAGTAATAATTTGTTAATATATCCAATTATTGTAACTGAATGCCATGATGAAGCAGGTCATTATTATGGCGCCATTTCACCAAATATCCCCGGAATGGTTACTGATGGTCAAACTTTACAAGAGTTGGTTATTCATGCGGAAGATGCTATTGCAACTATGATTAGTGGAACTAAGTATCCCGAAGTGCAAGACCTTAAAGAATGGACATTAGGACCAAATGATTTTGTGGTCTATGTTACTGTTAATATGCTAAAATGGGAAGCACAGCATGAAAAAACTGTTAGACGCAATATTACATTACCTGAAGGCTTAAATAATTGGGCTAAAGACAATAAGATTAATGTTTCTAAGGTTACTACAGAAGCCCTTAGAAGTATGCAGAATACTAACTAAAGATTTACAAGCTAATGAACATTGTTTCATTGGCTTTTTATTTTGCGTTTAGATGGACTTCACAGTAGAAGACGAAGAAGAGTAATTAGTTAGGAGGCGATAAAGTGAGGGCTAGATATACTGAATGGCTAGAAAAAGACAAGCTGCTACTTATCCAAGGCTGGAAGCGTGACGGCTTAACAGACGAACAGATAGCTAGAAATATGTCTATCAACCCTAGAACATTGGAAAAGTGGAAAGCTAACTACGAGCCTATTAGGCAGGCTATTAAAAGAGGTCGTACTGAGGTAAACTTTATCGTCGAGAATAAGCTACTCAAAAAAGCACTAGATGGCAATACTACAGCAATTATCTTTTGGCTTAAAAATAACTGGCGTGATAAGTACAACGACAGCACACTTGGACCGGAAGAACGAAAGATGATACAGGCTAAAATGCGTAAACTTGAAGCTGATACTCGAGTTAGTGAAGCTAAGGCTTTATTGGCGGAACAAGTAAGCAGTCAGAACAACGCAGAGCTTGAACGTATGCTTAAGCTACTTGAAGTTGAGGGCACAGAAGATGGCGATTAGTGACTTACTGGCACCTAAGCAAGAACAAGTGCTTAGAAGCTATCTTAACGATAAATGGAAGACTTTAATCTTAAGCGGAGCCGTTCGTTCAGGTAAGACCTATATAGATAACCTGCTATTCTTGATGGAGCTAAGAAGGATATCTAAGCTTGCTAAGAAGCTTAATAAGCCTAATCCGATGTACATCTTAGCTGGGTTCAGTGCGGATACCATTTACAAAAATGTGATTGCTGAAATTACTACAACTTTTGGACTGAATATTAAGTTTGATAGGTCAGGACACTTTAGGCTTTTTGGTGTTGAGGTAGTCAAGGCTTACACAGGTTCAGAACGTGGTCGTGACTCTATCCGTGGTATGACGGCGTGGGGGGCTTACATTAACGAAGCTTCATTAGCTAAGGCTAGTGTATTTTCTGAAATTCAGAAGCGTTGTTCAGCACCAGAAGCACGTATTATTTGTGATACGAACCCTGACGCACCGACTCACTGGTTGAAGAAAAATTACATCGATAACACGGACCCTAAGGCAGGTATCAAGACCTTTTTCTTCACTTTCGATGACAACCCTACATTAGACGACGATTACAAAGAGAAGCTAAAGGCTAGTACACCGAGCGGGGTATTCTATGACCGTGACATTCTAGGGCTTTGGTGTACTGGGGAAGGTGTAGTATACCGTGACTTCGACCAGTCGACTATGACAATCGACAGGGACAAGCTACCTACTGATTTAACATACTATGTAGGCGTTGACTGGGGATACGAGCATACGGGAACTTTGATTGTGTTTGCTGATGACAGTCAAGGCAATACGTATCTAATCGAGGAACATGCACACAAACACCGATTTATAGATTACTGGGTCGACTTAGCTCACGATGTGCAGCAAAAGTATGGTAGTACGATACCTTTTTGGTGCGACTCGGCTAGACCTGATAACCTTAACGAGTTCTTGACTCACGGTATCCGTGCTTACAATGCGAATAAGGCAATAAATTCTGGTATAGAAGCGGTTGGCAGCCTAATGAAAGCCAAGCACTTTTTTGTCGTGAAAAATTCAGCCGATAATTGGCTTAACGAAGTTTATCAGTACATATGGAATGAGAAGACGGGTGAGCCAGTCAAAGAGAATGACGACAGCATGGACGCAATGAGATACGCAATCTATAACCAGCACAACAAAGCAAAGATTAACTTACAACGGAATACATTGTTTTAGTTAGGAGGGTTCAATGGAAACATTAGGAACAAAAGGTCAAGTTTTATCAAACGGTATGTTTGTTTATCCTAAGGACGAGCTGATGGACGAAACAGAAGTAAATGCTTTTATTGACAAGAACAGAGGCTTTACGGCTAAGATTTATGACCGAAACATGCAATATTACCTAGGCAAGCACGATATCTTGAAAAAGACAAACGCAACGGGGATTGAGTTAAACAAAATTGTGGATAACATTCCAAAGTATCTTGTGGATACTTACAACGGATTCTTTACTGGAATTAGTCCGAAGATTACGCTTGACGAAGACAGCTTAAATAACAACTTGCAGAACTGGAATAGAAGCAATTCTTTTTTTGATAAGCTGTCAGAAATTAGCAAGCAAGTAGATATTTACGGCAGAAGCTACGCCTTCATTTATCAAAATGAGTCAGCAGACACTAGAGTTGCAGTAGTACCACCGACTCAATGCTTTATCGTTTATGATGATACTATCGAACACGAACCATTAGCATTTGTGCGGTACTACAAGAACTCGGAGAACCTGCTACAAGCTGATATCTATTACGGCAATGCAACTCAAACATACAGTGAAGGCAAGCTACTAGATTTAGGCTTAAAGTCAGTCTATGGCATGGTTCCAGCCGTGGAGTTCTTCGAAAATGAAGAGCGTCAAGGTCTGTATACTGACTGTATTAGCATGATTGATGCATTAGACGATACTTTGAGTCAGAAACAAGACACAATTGAATATTTTGCTAACGAATACATGTATGTTTTAGGCGGTGGCATAGATTTAAACGAAGAAGAACTTTCGTATATGCGGACACATCGCTTAATCAATGTGCCTACAGCTAATGCTGCTGATATTAAAATAGGCTTCTTAGAACGCCCTGATGGCGATAACGTTCAAGAGAACCAACTACAGCATTTAAATGACAAGATTTATCAAACAACCGGCATTCCGAACCTATCAGACAGTAATTTTGCAGGCAATGCTTCTGGTGTTGCGATTAGATACAAGCTACTAGCGATGGAAAACAAGGCAAGCAACAAAGAACGGAAGTTTACGCAAGCCTTACGTGCTTTGTACAAGGTTGTATTCAGCATTGACTCGGTTATCAATGTTTCGGACGCATGGGAAGATTTGAAGTTCAAGTTTACTCGTAACTTACCAGCTAATCTCGCTGATGAAGCAAGCACAGCTAACAGCTTAAACGGTATCGTATCTAAGGAAACACAGCTTGGTGCATTATCTATCGTTGACGACCCTAAGGCAGAGATGGAACGTATGGAAGAAGAACAAGACCAACAGCTCAAAAAGAGTCTTGAAGTAACTGGTGCCGATTATGAGAAACTAGATGATACTAATCAAGAGCAACCAGAAGCTAACCAGAAGTCTATTAAATCGCCTTTTAGCAACGAGGAAGTAGACAATGACTAAAGTTTACTGGCAACAGCGCATGCAAGGCGAAAAGAGCTTTGCTAAGTGGATAGAACAAACTGAAAATCGATTATTCGATTACTATCAAGTTCGCTATAACGAGCTATTGGAACATTTGAACGCTGAAATTGCTAAAGAATACGCAGCTTTAACTAGGTCTACAGGCATGAATTTAGATTTAGCTAAGCAGACAGTATCTAACTTAGATATTAAAGCCTATTCACAACTGGCTAAAAAGGTTGTTAGAGAAGCTCACGAAGCTAGAAAAAATGGCAATCCTAAGGCTTTTAAAGGATATTCAGCCGAGATTAATCGTCGAATGAAGATATACAATGCGACAATGCGTATCAATAGGCTAGAACTTTTAAAAGCTAGACTTGCTACTTGGTTACTTGAAGTTAACGCAGAACTAGATGCAGATTTACGAAAAGCTCTTAGTGACGGATATGTTGAACATGTAACTAAGCAGGCAGGCTTGCTAGGTACTACTGTTAGTTCATCGGCTATTGACCAAGGTATTCAAGAAGCTATCGCTTATATGTATGATAATGCTACTTTTAGCGATAGAATTTGGAAAAATCAAGACGTTATCAAAGCAAGTATTGATAAAGTAGTCAGTCAAGGTTCGCTGGGTGGCTATGGGCTTGAAAAAATGATTAATCAGTTGCACAAGTTTACTAATGCTAACTACAGTAACGCTAAGCGGATAGTTAGAACTGAAATGACTAGGGTTATGGACAAAGCACAAGAAGATGTTTTTAAAAAGGCGGACGTGAAGCTTGTATTTTGGCAGGTTGAAAAAAAGCCGTGTGCAGCTTGTTTAGCTATCCATGATAATGATGTTGGCTATGGCAAAGGCGTATATCCTATTGATGATAGCCCTAAGCCGGTTGAGGATACACACCCTAACTGCAGGTGCTTGCGTTCAGCGTTCACGGAATACGAAGCGTGGCAACTGCAGTGGGCTAAGAGCAAGGATAAGGGCGTTTATCTTGACCAGTACGGTAGAGTTCGCTATTCAGACGGCAGACTGGTTGAGGATTATTTAGAAGCTGAAAAGCTATATAACCAAGATTTAAAGAATAAATCTAAAAAAGCAAAACCGGCAGGTGCTATTGTCTATGACTCTAGTCTTAGCTTATCTGAAAAACTCAAAAATAAGGAACTAGAAAAAAGTAGACTTGAAGCCAAAAGGCAAAAGACGTTTGCCCAAAAATACTATGCAACTTTAAGAAATTACAAACGTGATTTTTTAGTATCTAAAATAGCCAAAAACACTGGAATTAGTAGTAATATCGTTATCAAAGCAATTGAACATGTGCTAGACTCCAAGTATAATTTAGATATAGATGGAAAAATGGTATTTCAAACATTCGAACCTGATGCAGACATGGCTCACAGTTTACAAAATTTATATCTAAATAACTATGATGAAGCAGATATTTTATTGTTACATCATGAAAATTTAGAAGCTTACTATATGGACAAAAAAGGTATGAGCTATGTGAAAGCACATAAATTAACAAATAAAAGATACGATTATCAAGATAAAATTGACCAATTGAAAGAAGAAGGAAAGAGGTAAAAGCATGATTACTTTAAAATTTATGTCAATTGAGTTATTAGAAGATAATTTAAATGAGTGGGTATATAGTATTTATACTGATTATCAAGAAGGACAAATAGCTATTAATAAACATAATTTTGATGGTAAGCTTACCTCTTTTGAAAAAGCAAGCAAGCGAGTTCGGATTAAAAAAGAGACTGTTGAATATGAAATTTACTACAGAATTGTTAAATTGATGAAGTCTAAACCCGGTATTAAAGAATATTACTGGCTTCATTCAACTAAGAAAATAGAACCGCTAGTATGATAGATAACATGGATATTTTAACCAAAGAATGTTAAGCAGTTTTCGCTGGTATCGAAGCGATGATAAAGATTTTGATGAAAGATTATTAGATTTATTAGTTAAAGGAAATGAGGGTCAAAAGTGATTGATAAGGATAAAGCAATTGAAATTGCCCAAAAATATGCTATCAACCACTTATTAGTTAGAAATTGCAAGATTGAAGACTTACAAGCAACAGTAATTGATGACTACTTCACAATTAAAGTTGAGCCGATAGAGGTTACTCAAGATACGATTGTCTATACTAACAAATCAAATTTAGTAACTGTCGACAAAAGAACTGGCGATACATATTTAATCGATGAAGATGGCTACAAGCCAATGGTTAGCAAGCTTTAATTAGCTTGCTTTTTTGTACCAAAAAACAGCCTCCCAAGGCTTTAAATGCGAGCGGACTCCCAAGTCCTTAAATGCGAGCAGACAAAGTAGTCTATAAAACGAAAGGACAATATGATGGAAGACAACAACTTAAAGAATAATCAAAATACAGTCAACCCTAAGGATAGTGACGTCAACCCTAAGGATAGTGACGTCAGCCCTAAGGATGACAAAGACAAAAGCAAGACTGGCGATGTGGTATCCAAGCTTAAGGAACGCTTGAGCAAAAAGACAGCTGAAAACAGTAGTCTGGCAGATCAAGTAGCCGATTTAAGAGTGCAATTACAAAAGTTTACTCAACAAGACAAGGCTAATGATGAACAAGCGAGCGAGTTAGACGAAGCTAAGAAGCAACTTGAAGCTTTGCAACTCGAAAACCAAAGAATTAAGGCTAGTCGACAGGTTGAAAAAGACTTACAAGACGCAGGCTTACTGAGTTATTCAAGCGATGGCGTTCTAGAAATGTTGGTAGGAGATACAGACAAAGTCACAACTCAACGTACTATGGCTTTCATCAAGTTTGCCCAATCTTTGGAAACTGGTATCCGCAAGGAATATCACACAGGGCATACGCCTAGGACTTCTGGTAAGGCTTCACTTACTAGAGATGAAATTAATAAGATTGCAGACCCTGCAAAGCGGTTAGAAGCAATCAAGAACAATTTAAGTTTATACAACTAGTTAGGAGAAATTTATGACAGTTGATGCAAACACTATTAAGACTACTGATTTAGTAGCTCAATCAATCGACTTTACAGAACAATTTTCACAAGGCTTATCAACTCTTTTAAACGTGTTAGGAGTTACTCGTAAGCAAAAATTATCACAAGGCTCTGTTATCAAGCTATACAAAACAGAAGGTACTTTAGTTTCTGGCGATGTTGCAGAAGGCGACGTTATTCCCTTGTCAAAGGTAACTCGCAAAGTATCTAGTACTCAAGAACTTAAGTTCGGCAAGTGGCGTAAGGTTACAACCGCTGAAGCAATCCAAAAAGCTGGTTTTAATCAAGCAGTTCAAACTACAGACCAAAAATTATTGCGTTTAGTTCAAGAACAAGTTAAAACTAATTGGTTTAATTTCTTGACTACTGCGACTGGTACTACTACCACAAATGGTGTAGGTTTTCAAACTGCAGTTGCTAATGCAATTGGACAATTTAATGTTGTTTGGGAAGGTTACGGAGTACAACCTGTAGCATTTGTTAATCCTTTGGATGTATATACATACTTGGCTAAAGCTCCTGTATCAACTCAAACTGCTTTCGGGTTGAACTATATTGAAAACTTCCTGGGCTTTAGTGCAGTTATCTTATCTGCTTCTGTTCCTGCTGGTAAAATTTACGTTACCGCACCAGACAACATCAATCTAGCTTACGCAGACTTACACGGCGACTTATCCGGAGCATTTAACTTTACTACAGACCAAACTGGTTTAATTGGTGTAGCTCACAATGAATTGCTTAATGCCCTGAGCTACGAAACTGTAGTAACTACTGCTTCTATACTTTATCCTGAAATTTCAGCCGGTATTATCGTATCTGAAATTAAGAATGAAGCAAGTAAGTAGTTAGAAAGGCACTATTATGGACTATTTAGCTAATATTAAGGCACTATTAATGCTCCCAGATAGTGCCAAAGACGATTTGATCAATGTGATTATAGACAACACTAAGCGAGCGTTACGAGTTAGACTCGGCTTAAGTGCTTCTGACGCAGTCCCGGACGAATTGAGTTATATAGTAGTTGAAGTCTCCGTAAGACGCTACAATCGGCTAAAAAATGAGGGCATGGTGTCTTACAGTCAAGAGGGAGAAAGCATCGCTTTCAATTCAAACGATTTTGCAGACTTTGAAGAAGATATCAAGGCTTGGAAAGACAAGAACAACAAGGCTAATGAAGTACGATTTATCAATCCATATGCTAGAGCTTTGAGCAATCGTTATAGTAGCAGAGCCAACGGGAGGTTGTTAAATGACTTTTCAAATTAAGTGGGACGGCTTAGACCAGCTAACAGAGGAACTAAGAACAATGGCTTCTGGTAAGGCTTTAGAAAAGGCTTCGGTTGCTTTGGGTTCTCAATGGCAAAAAGAAGCTAGAGCGATGGAACGTGCAAAGTATACTCATGGTTATTGGACTGGTAACCAGCAAAGAAACACGCTTGTTTACTGGGAAAATGGCAAAAAGACGATTGTCTTAGACCCAAAAACCGAGTATTCAGTCTACACTGAGTATGGCACACGCAAAATGGATGCAATGCCGGTATTCAAGCCAACGCTTGATATGACAAAGAAAAGAGCACCTAGTGTTATCGAGTATTACTTGAAGAAGGACATCAAATAATGCATATTTCACTAGCACTTTTCAATTATTTTTTCGCTAAGTGCCAAGAATTAGGCTTTGATACGTACGAAGTCTTACCAGACGACACAGTGCCTTATCCGTTCGTTAGAGTCAATCAAGCTACTTTAACTGGTGGGAGTACTAAGACTGGATTTGCTGGCGAAATAACTATCAATCTTGACTTATTCGGTACGTTATACCAGAAACTAGAGCTGTCAGAAATGCAACAGAAGCTTGAAGCCGTCGGACTTACTGGTATATGGCTTAGCGATACTAGCTTAGTGGCTGTAGTAGACGATTATCAGGCAGTAAACCTATTAGATACATCAACTACAACACCGCTTAATCACACAAACTTAAGTTTTAAATTTCGATATTAGAAGGGATATAGTATAGATGGCACAACCTCAGAAAATCAATGGCTCAAACGTTCTTGGGCTTTTTAGATTGGAAAAAAATGCTGCAACTGAAAAAGCAGCTATTATTAACTATCAAACTAGTTTAGATTTTGAATTTAAAAGAGATAGCGATAGTACAAGCACTAAGACTGGCTCACTTTCGACTAGTGGTAGTCTTGAAACTACTATCAAGTTCTCTTTCGTTGACAATATCTCAAAGGTTTCAGACGACATTAGAACCTCAATTCTTAATGCAGAACCAGCTGAGCTTTGGCAAGTACAGCTTGACCGCAAGAACAGTGAAGGTAAATATTTCGGCTGCTATGTTCGTGGCACTGTTTCATCTGATTCAGCTAAAAATGATGATGGCGACAATTCAACTCGTGAATGCGAGTTCAAATGCGATGGAACCCCGCAATACGGCTGGACTGATTTAGATGCTACTATCAAAGAAGCATTATCTTACGCTTATCAAGGTATCGGCGTTATTTCTGATAGCGACAAGCAAGGTGGTGGCAAGGCTTACAACACAATTACAGACCGTGGATTAGGTAGTGCTACAGGCAAGTAGTCATGCGATACGATAGCAAGGTTAAGTTCTACAGTGAAAGCAAAAAGCACTACAACCCTAAGACCTCAAAGTACGAGGGCGGAGCGGAATTAGTGCTTGAAACATATGCTAACGTCACTGATTTAGGACTAACCAGACAAAAGAAACTATTTGACTCAATCAAGATTGAGCAGTTAACAGTTCGATTGATTGAGTCTTGCCCTAAGTCGTGGGCTTACTTAACAATCGACAACCAACCAAAAAAATATAAGCTTTCTAAGCAATTGAACAGCTTAAAAGGCACAGCAATTATTATTGAAGAATTATCAGAGTAAGGAAGGAGTTAGTCAGGGCTTAACAGCCTGACTGGCTTTTTTCCGCTTTCAGGAGGATTTATGGCAGCACCAAAATTAAATTTAAATATTAACGGCAATGATGTTGAACTCGTTTTCGGAGTTCGTTTTGTTCACGAATTAAACAAGGCTTTTGGAATTGAACGTGATGGCTTCAATATCGGTATGGGCTTCACTTTGATTTTGCCACCATTGCTACAGTACGACCCGGACGCACTCGCAAAGGTTATCTATTGTGCATCTTATAAGAGCAGTTCTAGACCTACAATGGACCAAATTTACGACTCTTTGGACGAATTAGACGACTTAGAACAAACCTTTGATGAGGTTATGGGCCGTTTAAAAGCTTCAAGTGCAACGAAGCACACACTAGCAACTTTGACAGTCAAGGAACAAACCGAGGAACAGAAAAGCAACTAGTAACTTGTGAGCAACAGTACCGAGAAATTCAGTTGAACAGCTTAGCCTTTTTAGGATTTACAAGCCTTGAGGACGTGGACGACCAGAGTTTCGAAGAGTACGAGCTAAGAATGGAAGCTTATGCCCTCAAAGATGCTTACTTATCCAAGTTAGCAGCACAAGCAGCATTCTTTAATCAGGTTATGAAGTCTACTAAAGGTTCAGGAAGCAACACACGGCTTGTATACGACCGGTTCGACAAGCTTTATGATTATGAAAAAGCAGTAACTAAAATTAGGTCGCAATTTGAACCAGACTTCAAGACAACCGAAGAAAAAACAGAGTTTAATTTTGCCGAAAAATTAAGAGAGTTCGACGCTCTTAAAAAGGCAGGAAAAATCAAGGCTTGGGCGGATAGAACCGAAGCCGAGCGGAAAATCTTATAAAGAGAGGAGGCTAATATATGGCCTTAGAAGCGAGAGCCAAACTTGTACTAGATGACTCACAATTTACTAAGACTTGTAAAAATGCTGAAAGCTCACTTAATGGCTTAGCTCGTGAAACTGACAGAGGGGTTAGTTCGTTCAAAGGCTTTGCAATAGCTGGTGCTACGATGGCAGTTGTTAGTCGAGCCATTAGTGTCGTCAAGGATAACTTAGGCTCAGCTATTCGAAGATTCGATACTTTGAACAAGTACCCAGTCGTTATGAAAGCTTTGGGATACAGCACTAAAGACGTTGCTAATTCAACAAAGTTGTTGGTTAAGGGCATTGATGGGCTGCCCACTTCTTTGCAGGATATTACCTCGGTAGCTCAACAATTAGCCCCATTAACTGGTTCAGCTAAGAAGGCTGCACAATCTGCTGTAGCTCTTAACAACGCCTTTCTTGCTTCTGGAGCTAGTGGTGCAGACGCTAGCCGAGGTTTGTTACAGTATACTCAAATGCTTTCGACCGGTAAGGTCGACTTGATGAGTTATCGAACTTTGATGGAAACAATGCCAATTGCGTTGAGAAAAGTGGCTAACTCTTTCGGCTTTACTGGTAAATCGGCAGAAAATGATCTGTTTAAAGCCTTACAGTCAGGCAAAATTACTATGGACCAGTTGAACGACAGGTTTATTAAGCTTAACAAAGGCGTAGGCGGTTTTGCGGAGTTAGCCCACAAGAACTCAGCAGGTATTCAGACTAGTTTCGAAAACTTAAAAAATACAGTTGTTAAGAATTTAGCTAATATGTTAACCGCTATCGACAAAGGGTTTAAAGAAGCTGGATTAGGTTCCATTGCCAAAGTGCTTGACTCAATGAAAGCTAATATTAACAGTGCCTTTACAGCTATTACACCAGTAGTTACTAAGGCTACTAAAGTAATACTTAAATTGGTTACTGGTTTACAGAAATTATCCGGAAAGCCATGGTTTCAAGCTTTAGCAGTAGGAGCGGGTACTTTTTCGGTAGCCACTAAAGGTATGTTGAAAGTAGCTCGTGCAGCTAGAGCTACCAAAGGTGCTTTAGAAGCATTCAAGGCTGGCTGGAAAGCTTTGAAAGTAGCCGGAAGTGCAGCAGAAGGCGTTAAGGAAGCCAAAGTAGCATTAGAGGGATTTAGTAAAACGTCTAAGGTAGCGACTGCTATTCAATGGGCATTTAATGTTGCAGTATCAGCAAACCCTTTAGTGTTGATACCCGCTGCAATTGCAGCGGTCGTTGCAGCTCTTGTCTGGTTCTTCGGGTTTACTAATACTGGTAAAAACATGTGGTCAGGTTTCTTAAGTTGGTTAGGTCAAGCTTGGAATGCAATTGTTAACACTGCTCAAGTAGTTTGGAATGGCTTAGGTCAATTCTTCGGTAACTTATGGAACGGTATCGTTAACGTTACTAAGACAGTTTGGGATGGGCTTAAGTCTTTCTTTGGCCCAATCGTTGAGACAATCAAGAACGCATGGAACGGTATGGCTCAATTCTTCAGTGGCTTGTGGCAGGGGATTGTTTCGGTAGTTGTCCCAATTTGGCAAGGATTTATTACGTCAATTCAGCCAATTATTGATGCGTTTAAAAACTTGTGGAGCGCACTTGGAGATTTTTTTAGCACGCTATGGCAAGGAATAGTTACTGTAGCCGGTGTTATCTGGCAGGGGCTACTGATAGTATTTAGTCCGATAATTCAAGCACTTCAAATTGCTTGGCAAGGGTTTAGCACAGTGATAGGAGTTGTTTGGCAAGGTATCCAAGTTGTGATTAGTACCGCAGTAGCAATTATTAGGGCTTTAATTACTAACTTTTTGAACGGTGTTCAGACTATCTGGAATGCGGTCTGGCCTGTATTAGGACCAGTAGTGAGGGCTATCTGGCAAGGCATTAAAATTGCTATTAGTACCGCAATTAAAGTTATCTCAACGATAATCAGTACTACCTTAAACACTATTAGAACTATCTGGAATGCGGTTTGGGGAGTTATCGGTACATTGGTTAAAACTATCTGGAAAATGATAGTTACTACTATTTCAACCACGATTAACGTAATTGCAGGCATTATTAGAGCTATTACCGCAGCAATCAAAGGCGATTGGTCAGGTGTATGGAATGCAATTAAAGGCATTGCTTCGACTATATGGAATGGAATTAAGTCTTTAGCTTCTACTTTATTTAATGGCATTAAGGCAGTAATTGTTGCTGTATGGAATGCAATTAAGGGTGTTACTTCTTCTATTTGGAATGGTATCCGAGGAGTAATTAGTTCTGTATGGAATGGAATTAAAGGTGTAATTACAGCGGGAGTTAATGTAGTTAAATCGATTTTTACTGGAGCGATGAATGTACTTAAAGGAGTAGCAAGCACGATTTGGGGAGCAATCAAAGGCGTGTTTAACGTTGGAGTAAGTTTTATCAAGTCCATAGTTCACTTTGACTTGGGATCAGCGGGTCGGCATATTATGAACTCGTTCCTCAATGGATTAAAAGCTGTTTGGAATACAGTCAAAAACTTCGTAGGCGGTATTGGTAACTGGATTAAAAAGCACAAAGGACCAGAAAGCTACGACAAGAGATTACTTATTCCCGCCGGTCGTTATATTATGGGCGGTCTTGCTCAAGGATTAAAGGACAACTTCACGCTTGTTAAAGACCAAGTTAACAATGTTACAGGTTATTTCGAAGATTTAACTGTCTCATTGCCTAGTGTTGATTCAGACCAATTCAACGCAAGTCTTGATTCGCTTAACAATCGGACTTATGCTGCAGTTTCAGGTGCAATTAATCAGGAAATTAGCTTCCAGAATAAACCAGCCTATGTAACTTTGTCCTTAGGTGGAAGTGACTACCAAGGATTTGTCGATGATATTAGTAAGCAACAAGATATGAGTGTTGCTCTTAGAAAGAAGAGATTATAGATTATGAAACAGTACGAATTTCACGACCTAGACGTTAATACTCGTGGCGACCCTTCGTGGTTGCCACCTGAGGCAATGTTTATTATATCTGATGGTATAGGTATACCTTTGGAAGATTTAATTGATGGATATCAAACACTAACAGTGTCAGGTCGAGAACTGTCAGTATATGAGGTAAATACTCAATCTGTTGATAATGAAGATGGTGTTATGTTTCTAAGTGCTAACCGCCCAGTAAGAGAAATTGAAGTATCTTATAAATTGGAAGCTGAAAAAGATGAAGAGTTTAGAGCAAAATATCAACTACTGAACTACTATTTAAGCAATAAGCAGTTTGACTTTTATTTTTATGATGATGACCAGTACCAATGGACAGGCACAGTTTCCAGTACTGAAAAACCTGAACCAGGTAAAAATATAGTAAAAAGTTCTTTTACTATTACTTGTAATGATCCTTATAAAAGGCTTAGGAAATCTGTAATTTATACAAATAGAGACGGTATGCTTAGAATTACTGAACCTGCATTTTATTTAACTACACCTGATTTAATTAGCATTTATCTTGAGGATTATAGTTCTACAGTACAAGTTTCTAATGGAAGGCAAACCATTTCTTTAACTGGCGTTTTTAATCCGAATGACAATATAAAAATAAAGATTTCCACTGATTCAGATAAACAATCAGATATTATCTTAAACGGGCAAAGTCATCTAGAACTATTGAATTTAGATAGTGATTTTGAAAACTTCGCTTTAAAAAGAGATGATATCGTTACTGTTTCGCCACATGCTGATTTATCAATTAAATTTAGGAGGAAAGAGCTTTGAGATTACTACTATATGATAGTCATGAAAGACTTTTAGCGATTGTGAACGGCTATGGCACGATTGAGCGTGAAATTAATGTTTATGATCAATTAAATGTTGAAGTACCGCCAACTCGTAAAAATATAGATCTTTTAAAAAAGACTATGAAGATTGGGGTTCCATATCCTTTAACTAAAAAATATCAACTTTTTAAAGTAGAAAAGGTTAGCTTAAATAGCAAGCCATTAACAATCACTGCTATTGATAGTGCTGCCGATGATCTAGATACACAATATTTAATTAGAGATAAAAGATTTATTAACAAGCCACTCAGTCAAGTACTTCCTGTTATTTTTGAAAAAACTACATGGAAGTATAAACAATTTGCACCAGATAATTCAGATATAATTAGCTTTTATCGAATCAGTCCTAAAGAAGCTCTTAAAAAAGTAGAAGGCATATTTGGAATTGAAGTCCGCTTTTTATATTCAATTCAAGGAAACAAAGTCATTGATAAAACATGTGAAGTTTATGAGCAAATAGGCAAATCAACTAACATTAGATTAGTTCAAGGTATTAATGTTACTAATGTAGACTACACGCAAGATCAAACACGACTATATACCGCAGCTGTTGGTCGTGGTGCAGGGATTCAAAACACAGATAACGATGGAAATGCAACGGGTGGTTATTCTAGATCAATTGAATTTACTAATATTTCGTGGTCTAAGGCTAATGGCGATCCAGTGGACAAGCCTGTAGGGCAAGATTATGTCGAAATTCCTGAAGCTACTCAGAAATACGGTTGGTTGGATGAAAACGGTCAGTGCCATCCAAGAATTGCAAAATTTGAATTTCCAGATGAGCAAAATGTAAACAAGCTTTTAAAAGAAACGTACGATAAATTACTGTCACTGTCTCAACCACAAATTATAGTTGAAACAACTGTTGCGAAAATTGGACAAAGAGTAAATTTAGGTGATGAAGTTACTGTGGTGATTTATGAACCGTATAAGCTAACATACAAAGCGAGAGTCATTAAAGTTGAAGAAAATCCAGACAATGACAGCTTATCTGCAGTAACTGTTGGTTTTACAAGTGTAGAAAGACAAGCAGAGCGTGAATTTCAGCAAGAACAAGCACTAGTAGATACGAAAACCGATTTTAACCAAGCGTTGGGTGATACGAAAACCAATTTTAACCAAGCGTTGGATGATACAAAAACCAATTTTAACCAAGCGTTGGGTGATACGAAAACCAATTTTAACCAAGCGTTGGATGATACAAAAACCAATTTTAACCAAGCGTTGGATGATACGAAAACTGATTTTAACCAAGCATTGGATAATACCAAAACCAATTTTAATCAGGAATTGGAAAATCAAAAAGATGAGAGCGAGCGTCGCTATCTTGAACACAATCGAAAATTTACTGAGCTACAGCAAGAGACCAGTGACAAAATTAAGTCTACTAAAGAAAGCATGGATTCTGAGCTTAGTGCACACCAGCAGGCAATCAATGAGCAGATGGAAAAAGCAAAGAAAGCCATCCGAGCAGTTGAAGAAAAAACAGCCAAAGAAATCGATGACGCTAGAGATAGCATTATGACTTTTGTAAGCCGTAACTCTGAAGGTGCACCATTGGAATTTTATGATGAACATGGCAAACTCGTTAAAGGTATACCGCCTGTGTCTACAATTAAAAGCAAAGACGGTAAATTTGAATTAAATGCTAGCGGTTTTAACTTTGGTAATCATGTTCTAGGCGGCAATGGCGAGTTATATGCAGACGGTATATATGGTAACAAAATCGAAGGTTACAGCATTATAGGTGCTCATATATCTGGTGGAACAATCCAAGGTGTAACAATTGAAGGTGATTCATACTTCAGATCTTCGGGAGCTGGCGGAATTGCGGTCGTATCAGGTGACAGTGGTTTCTCTTTTGGTGCTTGTGCCATGGGTAGCGGTCACATTTCGATAGGAACTGGCAACTGGAATGGGACGGATTTTTACACCTCAGGGGATGTCATATGTTCCTCCGTAGTAGTGGGTGGGATGGCACTTACTAGTAGTGACGTAGCAAAATTACAAGGGCTGAAAGGATAATCATGAGTTTTTTTAAAGACGCAGACACCATCGACTTAGCCATCATAGCTAAGGAGTATGAAAAAATTAATCGTGAAGTAATGCACGAAAACTTGGTTTTACGTATCCAACTTCGACAGCATACCGAGCGAGAAAAAGAACTACTCGAAATTTTAAAAGAAAAAATACCAGAATTTTATGAAGTTTTGAAGAAAGGAGATGAAAAAAATGATACAGAATCCTAGGTTACCAGAGCTAACCCTTGATCTGCAAAAGACAACAGTTTTTGTTAGCCGTCCATTCAGACTAACTCAGGCTGATAAAGGTTATATACAGCCTTTCCGCCTGACTAATTCTTGGTCGGCTTATGACGTTTCAGAAATAAATTTGAATTTTGCAGCGACCAAGCCTGACGGACAAATTATAGATATAAAAAAAGAGCCTAACCGTTTTAAACAAGAAAATGGTATATGGCTCTTTTACTTACCTGAAGAAATTGCACAAGCTGTAGGTAATGTCACTGCATACTTTTATGTTACAGATTCATCAGATACTATCTTGGCTACTACAACTAAATTCGGTTATGAAGTAAGTGCACGATATGGCGATGATGTTAAGTCTAACTCCTACATCTCAGAGATTGAAGACATGGAGAAGCAGTTTCAAGAGTATTTGGCTAATGCTAAAGCTCAAGTTAATGCCCAGAATAACTTAACAAATGAGTACAAACAAAAACTATCGCAAACCTTGTCTGAGATGTCTGATAAAGTGGCTACCTGGTTAAGTAATAAAACGGCAGCAATTGATCAAGATATTAAAAGCAGACAAGATAATCTGGATAGGTTAAACGCTGATTATCAGGCAAAATATAACGAGCTAGTTGCTAGCTGGCAAAATAAAATTGCTGAAATCAACACAGACTGGGAACAACGCAAGGCTGAAATTATATCCGAGGCGAAAAACCAACGGACTGATATTTCCAATGAGTGGGAAAGCCTAAAAAGTAAGTTTAAGGCTGATAGAGATAGTGCAATATCTCAAGCAAATTCTGATTTCAAAGTAAAGCTAGATACTATACAGGCTGACTGGAATAATCAAAAAAGCAAGCTTGAGCAAGAAATAACAGATTTTAAGACAAATCTTGAAAATAAAGTTCAGGTAGTAACGAATAAAGTCTCCGACTTGGTAACTCATACTTACCCGGACTTAAGCAGTAAAACAGACGCAATAAACACAAAAATTGCACAGCTAAAAGAAGAATTTAGTAAAATCGATTTTTCTACTTACGCTACTAAAGAAGACTTACCAGACTTTTCAAAATTTATAGTGCAGAACAAGATACTAGATAGAGAAAATAAAGTCACGTACGTCAATCACGCTTTTGTTAAAAGAGATAATGGTGGTTGGGGAGTATTCATGGGAAAGGAAGACTGCACGCCAATACGTGTCAGAGATTTGCTAAAAAAGAAATTACCTAAAATAGATGAAAGAATTGGCAATTTGCAAACAACCAAGGCTGATAAATCTGAATTAGGCAATTACGCAACAAAGACAGACTTGAACAACAAAACCGAACGACCATTGTTTGAAGCCATGTTACAAAACTATGCCACTAAAAATGATTTAAACAGTCATCAAGTTGATTTAAGTAATTACGCAACAAAGTCAGACTTGGATCATAAAGCAGATAGGTCAGATTTTAGTTATTATGCAACAAAAAATGAGCTAGATATCAAAGCAGATAGGTCGGAGCTAAGCAGTTATGCGACTAAAGATGATTTAAACAGTCATCAGCCCGACTTGAGCAACTATGCCACAAAGTCAGACTTAGACAATAAAGCAGATCGTTCAGACTTAAGCTATTACGCACCTAAGTATGAGCTAGATAACAAAGCAGACAAGTCAGAGTTAAGTAATTATGCTACTAAAGATAATCTAGGCTCTAAAGCCGACAGATCTGAGTTAAGCAATTACGCTACAAGAGGAGATATAAACTCCGCTATACAAAATGTCCGAATCAAGCAGGATTCACTGGATAGTGGCAACAATTACACCAGCGGTAAGATATACTCGCCTGAGTGGAGCGATGGATACTTGACTTTTGATATGTCTGGCTCATACGCAACATACAAAACAAGATCTCTAGTGAATCACATGTCAGCTATGCAGGAGCAGATAACTCAGCTACAGCTAGAAGTAAAAAAAAAATAAGATCCTGATATTGGGTTTATGTTGCAAGGCAGAGGTGAAGATAAAGATATAGTTTTTAATATTGGAAACATAGCAGATCCTTTTTCAAAAAAATGGACTTTTTTAGTATTAGAACCTTATACATGGAATCAATCAGACAACCCATTCTTTAAACTACAAAGTATTGCGAGAAGCTATAGACCTTTTAATTTGGGAGATGCCTCAATAGGTCTATGCACACATGACAGCGATGTCGTAAATGTTAAAACAGAATACAACGATGAGGAGTTCAGAATAAAAGACTTTAATATTAAAAGCAGATTTGTTTACTTAACTTTAGTAAACAAATAGAAAGGAAATTTTAAAAAATGCAACAATACAATTATTATTTTTCAAATGATTCAGTACCATTTGATACAATCACAACAACACATGAATATAAGGAAAATCACTATCCGATCGTGGTTACACAACCAGATCCAAGCTTGAAAGAGCCTAAATATGATTGGGCTAAGGGAACTTGGATTGAAAACGCCGCAGAATCACAAGGCGAAAAAATACACGCTTTACAAGAAGAGATTAAAAGATTACAGGGTATTGTAGCAAAAGTAGATGCAATCGCACAAAGTCAAAAAATGCTTGCAACTTTGTCTTTAACTAAGAAGGGAGAAAACACAAATGATGTCAACAGAAGAGCTTTATAAACAACTACTTATCAACTTATATCAAATTTTGAAGGTAATGTCAGTCCAAGAGGTAAAACAATTTGTAGAGGCAGGTGCAATCACAACAGCAGACTTCAAAGAAATCACCGGAGTTGAGTATGTTCAATGATATATGTTTCAGTAGTAACGGCGTTTTTGACAGGAGGTTTTTTCAGTTTTGTGCAATTTTTAATTAAGCGACACGATGATGAAAAAAATCACGTTGATGAAAAAGAGCACTTAGTAGAAGAAGCCCTGCTAGCAATTTTACACGATAAGATTTATACAGTTGGAACTGAAATTATCAGACAAGGTGAAATTAGTACTGAAGATATGAATAATCTGGAGCACTTATATGAGCCTTACAAAGCACTGGGCGGTAATGGCACGTGTAAAAAAATTATGAACAAAATCAACGAATTACCTATTAAGTGATAAGGAGAATTGATAATGATTAATATAAAAAATGTTACTGAATGGTTGCCTTGGGTTAGCATAGTAATTTTATTTATTGCTCAAAAAATTGCGAGCTATTATGACTTTGCACAAAAAAATGACCCCGATATAGCCACAAAGATGAAACATATAGGGCTAATCGCAAAGTGGGCTGTAGCTGATCAGTCAAGATATGCTGATAAAGCAGGTGCAGCCAAATTTGAAGACGCAGTAGATAAAGTGGTTAAAGAAACTGGAGTATCTACGACACTCGCTAAAGGTGCAGTGCAAGCAAGCTATATTGATCTTAAAGATAAAAAAGATAGTCAAGTGCCTGCAGTAGTGCCACAAGCTAGCAATCCAGTTGTGACAGAGAATACTTTAAAGCCAGTAGAAGATACTAGTGCAACGGTGGAAGATCTAGATCCACATAGATAGGAGCTAGCTATGAAAAAGAATACATATGTTGTTGATGTTTCTAGCTATAACCCCTCTGACTTATCTACTTATAAAAACTGCGGTGCGACAATGGCAATCGTTAAAGTTAGTGAAGGAGTAGCTTACCGAAACCCGAAAGGTGCAGCACAGATTGCTAGTGCTAAGTCACTAGGAATGGAGTGTGCAGGCTACTTTTTTTGTACCTTTTCAAATGATTTAAACGGTGCACGAGCTCAGGCTTTATATGCTGTAGAGAGTGCCAAAATCATGGGATTACCTGGTGGGAGTTATCTGGCTACTGACTGGGAAACTGGAACAGGAGCTAGCTACAACAATGTCAATGGTGGCAAAAGTAAAAATACACAGGCTGTACTACTTACCATGGATGTTATTGCTAGTGCAGGATATAAGCCTTTGCTTTACTCAGGGGCGTATCTTTTAAAAAGTAATATCGACACTAGCATTATACTGTCGCATTATCCGAACAGCTTATGGGTAGCGTCATATCCAACGTCAAATGCAGTAAGTACGGCTAATATGAATTACTTTCCAGCTATACCAGGTGTGGCATTATGGCAATTTACTGATAACTGGAACGGGATACACACTGACGCAAGTATTGCAGTAATCGATAGTGATAATAAAAATAATGCAGAAGGGGATGAAGATATGAGTTGGCATCCAGAAATTAATGTTACTGAGTTAGGCAGGTTTAAAGTTACTAGACCAGACGGAGCACAACTTTACAAAGACTCAGACTTAACCATACCGATTGCTGGAGCTGTAAAACCAGCTGGTGGAACTTATAAGATCTTTAAAGCTCGAAATGGAGCGGTAAATGCTGGTGGAGAGCAATGGTTTTCGCAAGCCGACGGACTGACAAAAGTTAATCCGCTATCGGTAAATCAAAAAGCCAAAGGGATCATTTGCAAAATTATTGCAGATGACGCCTACACGCAAAACGAAATAACACCTAATTGTGCTGGGATTAAATATTTGCCAGCAGGATCGTCTTGGAAAGTAATTTCTAAAAAAGGTGATTATTTAGAAATTGGTGGAGAAAAAGACGGCAGGTACGTACTAGCAAGTAAGTGCAAGATTATTTTATGGTAACCAATTCAATATAAACAAAAAGCACTCGGTTAGTAGGTTGTACTAACTGAGTGCTTTTTTATTTGTTGTTCTATACGTAATTGAGGGTATAATATACATATGACAAGCACGTATAATGTAATTGCATTAACAAATATAACTGTATTTATATTTATTTGTGTTAATGGATTTTCGAATGTAGTGTATCCAGCCATTTTAGATGATAAAGAAAAATACAACTAAACCAATCGCTAAAAAGTAACCAAATTATTACCAATTTTTAGCCAACAAAAAATAAAAAAGACAAAAAAATAATAATAACAAAGTGACGGGAAATATTGATAAGACAATACTATAAAATATAGTATAAGTATATATTAA